GGCCAGAGCGCTAAAGGTAAAACCAGTTAATGATCCAACGGAAGAACGGAATGGTCTTCACCCTCTTTCAAAGTTAACAATTATCTTGCTAAGAGCTTAAAATTTTGGTAAGATATAAACATAATGGGAAATGAAGGTCCTAGACATGACGTTAAAAGGTCTAGTGGTGTGAGGGAAACGGGCGTAACGTCCCCCACCACTTCTGTCTCTGATGAGTCCGTAGGGACGAAACCCCGAAAGGGGTCAGACAGCAAGACTGTCAATTTTGAAACTGAAAAGAAAGTGACTTATTATGACTAAAACTGAAAAGGTACTAACCGCTCTTCAAAGCGGTGAAACTCTCACTGGAAAGCAAATCGAATCTCGTTTCGGTGTTGGTAATGCTCGTGCCACCGTCAGTGATTTGCGCATGAAGGGCTTTGCTATCTATGCAAATCCACGCACGAACAGTAAGGGTGAGACAAAGAGCTTCTATCGTCTCGGTACTCCTTCACGTGAGGTTGTTGCAGCCGGCTATCGCGCTCTAGCAGCAGCGTAAGTTATAGGGGGAGCGGGATCATCATATTCTCCTACTGTTCATCTCCTCCCGCTCCCCTATTGACTTTAGTAGGAGAATAACTATATAAATAAAACGAGAATGCCTTATGGGTTCTCTTTTTTATAAACCTTGCTAACCATAGGAGGTAATAATGGTTACACATAATGCGGCGGCACTACGCAGATTTGATCCTTTCTTTGTTGGTTTTGATCATTTATGGCAAGAGATTGATCGGCTTGATCGTACAGATGCTTTTGCAAAGCCACAATCATATCCACCCTATAACATTCGTAAACATGAAGATGATGAAACTTATTCCATTGAACTAGCAGTTGCTGGTTTTAAGGAACAAGACATCAACGTTGTATTGGAAGATTCAAAACTTACAGTTCAGGGAGAAATCAAGGAGACAGATGGAGGAAATCTTCTTCACAAGGGAATTGCTCTACGAGCATTCACAAGACACTTCACGCTGTCCGAGACTATCGAAGTGGAGGGAGCAGAACTCAAAGACGGGTTACTCGTCATCAGACTCAAGAACATCATCCCAGATCATAAAAAGCCTCGCCAAATCCCGGTTACGTCCGGAGGTAAAGTACTTGAGGCGAAAAAGGAACTCCTAACTGAAGAGTAAAATTGTTGACTTTTGAAATCTTAAGTGATATAAATTAGAGTATGGCAACATTCTACACATCAGTTGAGAGGACGTCCAACGACATCCTGTACGTTGGATATCACGAAGGGCGAAGAGTGGTCGAAAAGATTAGGTTCAAACCGACCCTCTTCGTTCCTACCCGTAACAAAACAAAATTTCGTACACTAGACGGAATTAACGTCGACACGATTGAACCTGGCACCATGATGGATTGTCGGGACTTCATTCGAGAAACAGAGGCCGATAACTTCCGAGTGTACGGTAACAGAGACTATGTAGCTCAATTTATAGCAGAAAAATTTCCTGATGGTTGTGTACCCGATACATCGACGATGAATGTCACTTTCATTGATATCGAGGTGCAGTCCGATCAGGGGTTTCCAGAACCAAATCTTGCACAGCAGCCCGTTACTGCCATCACCATTAAAAATAATGTTGATGATACTTTTTATACTTGGGGCATCGGCGGGTTTGAGGTTGGTAACTCAATCGTTGAGGACAAACGGATCGAGTATATCCGCTGTCAAGACGAGCATACTTTGCTTAAAAGTTTCCTGTCACACTGGAACAAAAATATTCCCGATATTATCAGCGGCTGGAACTCCGAAGAGTTCGATATGCCATATCTCATCAACCGCATTGCTCGTGTTCTTGGTGAGGATCAACTGCGTAAGTTCTCACTCTTTAATATCAAGCCAGAAGCTCGTGATACTACATATAATATTCTTGGTACTACTCAGCTTGACTTCATGCTTCTATTCAAGAAGTTTGGTTACACATACGGCAATCAGGAGTCATATAAACTTGACAACATAGCGAATGTCGTTCTCGGTGAAAAGAAACTCGACTATTCTGAGTACTCCTCCCTTGCGGCCCTATACCGAGAAAACCATCAGAAGTTCATTGACTATAATATTCGCGACACTCAGCTTGTAGAGCGCATGAATGAGAAAACTGGTCTAATTGATCTTGCACTTACTCTTGCTCACAAAGCAAATGCAGTATATGTTACCGCATTTGGATCCGTGAAAATCTGGGACACATACATATATAATGTACTCAAAAAACATGATATTGTTCTCAGTCCACAGGACGAGGTTTCAGGTGACCGGCGTATCGAGGGTGCATATGTCAAAGATCCACAGAAGGGTATGCATGAATGGGTCTGTTCATTTGACTTGAACTCCCTGTATCCGCATCTTATCATGCAGTACAACATGTCGCCTGAAACTATCATGGACGGTGTTCTGCCTGGTGTGGATGTGGAAACTCTTTTACAGCAAGTAAACCTTAAAATACCAAAAGATGTCTGTGTGTCATCCACGGGTCAGTTATTCAGTACCAAAACACACGGTGTATTTCCACAAATCGTTGATAGCCTCTACAACGAGCGAACGGTAGTCAAGAAAAAAGCGCTTGATGCTAAACAGAAACTTGAAAACACACCCAAGGACAAAGTCTACGAGAGAGGTCAGATAGAAAAAGACATTGCCAGGTTCGATAACGAGCAGATGGCAGTTAAAATTATGATGAACTCACTCTATGGTGCTATGTCAAATAAGTGGTTCCGATATTATGACATTCGTATGGCGGAGGCGATTACCATCTCTGGCCAGCTAACAATTCGTTGGGCCGAAAACACCATTAACAAATATCTTAATGAGGTCCTAAAAACAAATAAAGTTGACTACGTGATTGCGATTGATACGGACAGCCTTTATGTTCGTATGGGTGATCTTGTAAAGCAGGTAATGCCCAACGAGACCGATCAAGATAAAATCTGTAAATTTATCGATAAGGTTGCTGAACAGAAAATCGAGCCTCTACTAGAAAAAACCTATGATTCCCTCAAAAATTATGTGCACGCCTATGAACAACGCATGCACATGAAACGGGAAGTTATTGCGTCTAAGGTTATCTTTACTGGCAAAAAGCGATACATTGCAAACGTGCTCAATAATGAGGGTGTCCAGTATGCAAAGCCAAAAATCAAGATCACTGGTATTGAATCCGTACGGTCTTCGACTCCACAGGTCTGTCGCAAGCTCATTGAAAAAACTCTATCCATTATTATGAATGACGACGAATTTGCCGTACAGAAATTTATTAAAACTGCCAGAAGTGAATTTCAAAAACTAAACCCAGAGGATGTTGCCTTTCCTCGTGGTGTATCTAATCTGTGGAAACAACAAAAAGAAGGTGTTGGAGTTCCCATTCACGTTCGTGCATCTCGCCGATATAATCAACTCATAAAAGAACTAAATATAAATAATAAGTATGAAGAGATTAAAAACGGCGATAAGATTAAATTTGCTTATCTTAGAATGCCTAATCCGGCAAAGCAAAATGTAATTGCTTTTCCAATTATATTACCACCTGAATTTGATTTAAAAAGATTTATTGATTATGATATGCAGTTTGATAAATCTTATGTAGATCCAATTCGCCATATTCTTGATGCTATCGGGTGGTCAGTGGAAAGACAAAACACTTTAGAGGACTTTTTTAATGGCTGACATTCCTGCAGAATATCAAAATTTGGATTTTGGTTTCAGTGCCATTGATGAAGCTACATATGTAGCAAATCAAGAGAGCGCTACCGAAACTCCACCTTCTATTGACGAGAATGATTTAACTCGTGTGGTACTCAATGCGCTTGCTCCTCTGGAGGATAAGCTTGACACTCTTCTGACAAGAAGAAATGTTGAAGAATCAGATGATGTGCAGCTTGCCATTGCACAAGCTCAAGATGAAGTAAGAGGTAAAATAACTGAATTGGAAAAACTAATCATGCCTCTGCTTGTAAATCTCTTAAAGACTGCTGACAAAGAATATATTCATTGGCCAAATAGAGCCACACAAGTTCAGTCTACAATAGATAAAGTTTTAGCTATCACTCGGGGCTAAAATGTTTATGGCGTTACTCACATTACTAGTGGCGATTGCCATTTCTGGAGTTGCTGCATGGTACAGCATCGTTGGTCTTATGGCCATCTTTGCTGCCGCTGCAATGCCTATTGCTATTATGGGCAGTGTGCTCGAAGTAGGTAAACTACTTACGGCATCCTGGCTCTATCAAAACTGGAAGACATGCCCGAAGTTATTAAGGGCATATTTAACATCGGCAGTTGTAGTGCTGATGTTCATTACATCGATGGGTATCTTTGGTTTTCTATCCAAGGCTCATATCGATCAGACGTTGGTTGGGGGAGATAATTCTTTAGAGATTCAATCCATAGACCAACAGATTGGTCAAGAGCAAAGGAGAATTAAAGATGCAGAACAAGTCATTAGCCAACTCGATAAGGCTGTCGAGACGCTCATCGAGTATGATCGGATTAGAGGGCCAGAGGGTTCTATCGCCGTGCGTGAAAGCCAACGTGTGGAAAGAAGCACACTCGCCGGAATCATTTCTGATGCGAGCAACAGAATTAAACAGCTTCGAGACAATGCAAGACCCCTACAGAAACAGCAACTTCAACTCGAAGCTGAAGTAGGACCTATCAAGTATATAGCTGCTCTTTTTTACGAAGAAACTAATAAATCAGTTCTTGAAGAAGCAGTACGGTGGGTAATAATCACTATCATTTTTGTTTTTGATCCTCTTGCAGTTTTATTGCTCATTGCAGCGAACATGACGTTGCTAAAACCAAAAGCGATAAAAAAAGCAGTCAATGTAGCAGACGAGTGGAATGAAATCGAAGTTGAAACTGAAGATGAACCAGAAGAATTTATTGTTGCCGTTGATGAAATTGACCCAGATGCCACGGTAGAAATAACTACAGTCGAGAATCTAGATATTGAAGACAATTGGAAAGAACCATTGTACAATGATGAAAAGCTGAATGTGAAAGAAAAAAGATTAAAAAATAATGAATCAGCACTTCGTCAACAGGGAACATTTGGGCGTAACAATAAATCAGAAACTGATTGACTTTTTTAGAATTATAAATTATAATTCTCCATATATGCTTTTATAGGAGGTTACTGAATGACTGATTTTTTTCGGAATATTGTCAAAGAACTAAACGACGAGAATACACATGTTGCAGCTGACGGACTGGGCTCTAGTGAGTTTAGCGATACTATTGATACCGGCTCTTATATTTTTAATGCCGCTCTTTCTGGCTCCATTTTTGGTGGTGCCCCAAATAATAAAGTACTTGCGCTCGCTGGTGAAAGCGCTACAGGAAAAACCTTCTTTGCTCTGGGTATGGTTCGGCGTTTCCTCAGTGATAATCCCACTGGTGCTGTTTTCTACTTTGATACTGAAGCTGCTGTTACAAAGTCCATGATGGAGGAACGAGGCATTGATGCAGAGCGCGTCATCGTCTCAGAACCTGACACTATTCAAAAGTTTCGGCATACAGCTATCCAGATCTTGGACAACTATGCTAAAGCTGATGCTGATGATCGCCCTCCCATGCTCATGGTTCTTGATTCTCTCGGTCAGCTATCAACCACGAAAGAGGTTGAAGATACTACAGAGGGTAAAGAGACTCGTGACATGACTAAGGCTCAGCTTATCAAAGCCACATTCCGTGTACTAAATCTCAAACTTGCAAAAGTCAATGTTCCAATGATTATTACCAATCACGTCTATGATGTTATCGGTTCATATGTGCCGATGAAAGAGATGGGTGGTGGTTCTGGCCTCAAGTATACAGCATCACAGATTGTGTTTTTATCCAAAAAGAAAGACAAAGACGGCAAGGATGTTATCGGTAATATCATTCGGTGCCGGATGATTAAGTCTCGCTTTACTAAAGAGAACAAAGATGTTGAAGTGAAACTAAGTTATAGCACTGGACTAGACAGGTATTATGGGTTGCTTGATCTTGCCGAAAAATATAATATCATTAAAAAGGTCAGCACTCGATACGAACTTCCCGATGGTAGAAAAGTTTTTGGCAAAGCAATTAATGAAAAACCATCTGACTACTTCACGGATGATATACTACAGCAACTCGAAGATGCAGCTCGTAAAGAGTTCATGTATGGTCAAACTGATAGTGAAGTAATCGATTTAGAAGAAGAGAGTGAAGATGTCGCAGTTGCAGTATGATGTTCTATTCGATGAAAATGTAGATGAAAAGCTAGCAAGAATCAAATTGACAGATGATAAATTTTGTGGTATAGTATACAGATATGATGTGGTATCATTTCAAGAAAGTGAAAATGATGAAGCCACACTAAAATTTGATTATGAAATTCTAGAGTCACCAGATAACATTGACCTAGATTCATTGACAGAAGAAGATCACTCTCAATTTGAGACCACACTCGGCGACATCTTAGTTGAAATCATAACGGAGGCTACATCTAGTGAGAATAGAGCAGACGATACTGGCAAATCTAATCTTTGATGAAGACTATGCAAGGAGAGTCTTACCATTTATCCAAATTGAGTACTTTCAAGATCACACTGAGCAGATCCTGTTTCAGGAGATTGATAAGTTCGTAACAAAATATAATGGCTTGCCTACCAAAGAAACTCTACTCATTGAGATTAATAAAAAAGAATCCGTACCAGAGCAGACATTTAAGAGTCTGATTGAATATATAGATCAGCTCTCATTCGAGAAAAAGGACCCCACATGGCTGACTGATAATACAGAGAAGTTCTGTCAAGAACGAGCTGTATATAATGCAATCATGGAGTCTATTAACATCATTGATGGTAACTCTAAGACTTATAATAAGGAGGCCATTCCATCCATTCTCGCTGAGTCACTAAGTGTGTCGTTTGACAATCATATCGGTCATGACTTCATTGAAAATGCAGATGATCGATATGAATTCTATAATCGAGTCGAGGATAGAATACCATTTGACATTGAGTACATGAATAAGATAACCAAGGGTGGTTTGCCAAATAAAACTCTCAACGTACTGCTTGCTGGTACTGGTGTCGGTAAAACTTTAGCAATGTGTCACTTTGCCGCATCCAATTTACTAGATGGCAAGAATGTCTTGTATATTACTCTTGAAATGGCAGAAGAAAGAATTGCTGAGAGGATTGACTCAAATCTACTCAATATCCCACTCGATGAACTACAGGGTTTTCCGAAAAAGATTTACGACGACAAGATCAATCGTCTCAAGAAAAAAACTACTGGGAAACTCATCATCAAGGAGTTTCCAACTGCAACTGTTGGATCAGGTCATTTTCGTCACTTGCTGAATGAACTGAGTCTCAAAAAAAACTTCAGACCAGATGTTGTCTACATTGACTATATCAACCTATGCACTTCCAGCAGATTAAAATACGGATCCAATGTCAACAGCTATACCTATATCAAGTCTATTGCCGAAGAGCTTCGAGGTTTGGCCGTTGAAAAAAATCTGCCAATTATCAGTGCTACACAGCTGAATAGAACAGGTTTCACTAACAGTGATCCTGGTCTTGAAGATACTTCAGAGTCGTTTGCTCTACCAGCAACGGTCGACTTTATGTGTGCTTTGATCTCAACTGAAGAGATGGAGCAACTTGGTCAGATTATGGTAAAGCAACTCAAGAATCGCTACAATGATCCATCTATCCACAAACGATTTGTTGTCGGTGTGGATCGAGCAAAGATGAGGCTGTTCAATGCAGAGCAGTCTGCTCAAACTAATATTGTAGATGATCGTCCAGTTATGGACAAAGCGGAATTTGGTCAGCGCTATGACGAAGAGGAAAACATGAAGTGGATGACCAAAAAGGCTGGGAAAAAAGACTTTAGTGTTCTGTTCAATTCATAGGAGTAAAGAGTGAAACATATAGAATTATGGATAATGGAAGAGGGTGAACTCGGTATAGGTGGTACTGCTACTGCCGGCAATATATCAATACGTGAGTTTGAGGATGGTGAGTGGGTTGGAGGATGCTATGCGTCTTTTGACAATCTAGTCGATAAAGTAAAGGAAGCACTGTGTGATGTATGAAGTTCGTAAAGCTGGAAATGTATATCGGGTCTACGATAAGGCAAATGAGATTTATGTATGCCATACAAGGGATGAGGATAAAGCAAATCTGTACGCGAGTGACAAGCTGAGATACAGCTCGTTCGAGGGGAGCATTCCTAGTTTTTTTGTTCAAGATCTGGAGTTCGGCATCAACCTAGATAAAAAAATGTAGAAAAATGCTAAGTGTTTGATATGTAACAAAACTTTTTTTAAAAAAAGTGTTTACATACCTTGAAGTACCTGTTAGTATGTACATATGATGATTGATAAGGAGACTTCAATGGATTACACCTATACCACGATGATTGACGTCCTCAAGCGGATCGCAGAGGATAGCAGCCCTCTCCACATCCACCGTCAGCTCAAGCGGCTGACCTCCGATGAGAGGCGTAAGGTACGTGATCTCATGAAATATGTCGAGATGGAAATCACCGACATCGAGTATGACGAACTTTTCAAGGAGACTGCATAATGGCTATCACACTGATCGATACCGAAGCTTCTGTTAGCGGTACCTCGCTGGTGGGTTACATCAAGACCAACTATAACGATCTCGTCGAAGTTTTCGGTGAGCCTCGTTACACCAGCAGCGGCGATGATAAGGTTACCGCTGAGTGGAACCTCGAGTTTCTCGTTGATGATGAGTATGTTACAGCCACGATCTACGATTGGAAGCTCGGTCATACGCC